GTGGGTCGTTCAATATTAGACGAAGCAACATCTAGCCTTGACAGTGAAAGTGAAAGGTTAGTGCAGGATGCGCTTCATAAGTTAATAAAAGATAGAACAACGCTCATTATTGCACATCGTTTGTCCACGATTAAAAATGCAGATCAAATTATCTTTTTAGATCATGGTGAAATAACAGGTGTTGGCACGCATGAACAATTGATGAATTCCCATGACAAATACACCTTATTCGTACAAACGCAAACGTTTAGTGAATAAGGTGACGAATGATCATGCTGTAGTTAACGCTTCAGAGAAATGATGCTTCATTCTGTATAGTATCAATAGAAAATACAGTGTTGCAACGATAGAGATAAAAATAAGGATATACAGGATCATATCCCATTGCTCATATACATTCATTGAAAAAGGATGTAAGATCATGATCAACATTCTGAAGCTGACATAAAAGGTACAGCCTCGTAATAGTATGGAACGGACTTCCTTGTCTTCCAAGGAATAGTTTTGGTACTTGTCCAAAGCTTGGATAAGGAACTGGAAAATATAAAAAATAAGAACGATGTCCATCCATCCAACGATGATGTTATATATGGTAAAAAAATGAATGTCAGCATAAGCGGTACTGCTACCCGTGAACTGTTCTATGTTGATCATATAAGGAATCGTGAGAAACATGAGTATATAGGAAAATAACCTGACTTTATGAGTAGAAGGGAATGGAGACGATTTTGCACGTGTCATTCCCTTGTAAATAAAGTAATAACCGATGGGGTCAGGTAAGATGTCTATAAAAATATGAAAATCTACAAAAATAAATACAAAACCATAAAACCACGATTTACAAATGTTGCTCATTCTATTTTCTTCCTCCCTTTGTCTCCGTATAGTAGTTTACATCTTCTTGATTCAAATACGGTTTATCCCATACTAAATTGATGTCGTTAAATGATTCACCCGTCGCAGTCTTCCCTTTTATCTTTATCGCAAATTGATAATATGCGGGTTTTTTAGGATGGAACTGCCAAAACGTTTCTAATCGATCACCCTCTGCTAAGGTGAAAGGATAAGCGATGTGTGCAACATTCATTCCTTTAGTTTGAGTCCAACCTATGTATGCATGCTCATATACCCAACTCTGTGGTTGCTCTAGTTGTTCACTATTTTGCACCAACTCCACTTGCCCATTGTCTACCTGTACTTTTCCTACAACGTTGTGATGGAGTAAGTCTAAAGGTACTTCTATTTCTTCTATGGTAACGGGCTGTTGTGCATAAGAAATGAACTTTTGTTGGGTGATGTAGCCTTCGCTAGTACCGTTACCAAAAGCACCATGCCCGTTTGGATAGGTACCTTGTATGTGCACTTGCCCAACATTCACATCTGAACTGCTGCCATCTTCGTAATGAATGGTCATATGTTCAAACTTCAACTCTCCCTCCGTCTCCATTTTTTCCATTAATGTATAACTTTGCAGGTATAATTCTACCGACCTTAAATAGTGATAGCGAAACTCCTTGTCATAACTTGGTGAACCATCTTCCATGAAAAAATATGGATCACGATGCACATAAAGGGTGACATCATCGACAGAAACGTGTGAAATAATAGATGCATCATTTTTGTTACTTAAATAATATAAACTCATAAGCTGTTGCATGTTATCATGCATATAAAACTCGTAATAATGGTCAAGGAAAACGGGCTCATCCAATTGCTGTGACTGGAAATACATATAGTTCCCGCCAAAGCTGATCATGTATAGGATGATGCCGATCCATATCCATTTGATTTTCATCATTTTTCACTCCTATGTAAGCACTTTTTCTCATGTTGTTAGCCGACATATGATCATACCATAAAAAATGAGCATAAAAGAATCTAATAATGAATTTTATGCAGGTAAGTATAGGAAAAAATATTTTTAACAATAGAAATGTAGCATAGTAAAAAACTTAAACTGAAAAATAAATACATATAATCAGAAATTTCAAAATTATATGAATTTATGTAAATATTGTAAAAGGTATTTATTTCTTTTTTAAGAAATGATAGTATTATAAATGAAAAATATGGGAGGTGTATGATGTTGAAAAAGAAAGTTTTAACTTTAGTAGGTGGTACTGTTTTGGCACTTTCTCTACCTCTTAGTAGTGTAAGTGCTGCAAATGTAACAGATGAGGTGCAAGAGAATAGGTTGTTTTCTGCTACACCAATAGCTGCAAATGAGGTTGCGGCTGCTGCAAAAGATGATTTTTGGTGGTATAACTTTACGTGTTACGGTGATAACACGACGATTGGTTCTGGCACTTATTTTAATGGTTCATCTTATGAGAGAGTTGAGATCAAATTTTATGATGATGCAGCAAATTTAGCGGGTATTGAAGTGAAGCTGAGAGATATTAGCACAAATCAATACACGTACTCCACGGTGCTAGATGGGAGCGAGACGCTTGTTTCTTTACCGTTTGAAGAAGGGAAAAACTATCAGGTGTATATTAAAAAGCCAAGTGGTTCAGATCCGTTGTCTGCAGCTTACAAACGTTACGGTAGAAGCTAAACGTTAAAAAATGTTTTGTATTAAAAAAGTAGCTTCCATCATAGGAAGCTACTTTTTTTGGTCCTGTATTTATGTGTGTAACTTTGCCATTCTTTGAGGCGAATAGTATGTTTGCGTTCTTTTTAATAATATTAAAAAATATATCGAAGCAATGAATGACATGATGCCTAATCCCAACATCAATAAACTCATCACATCATATAAGTTAATTAACAAAGGTTGCACAACCAATATACTCACACACAAAAATATATATATTTGTGATGCTTTCACTAGTTTCTTTTTGAATACGATAGAAGGCTTTTCCTGTATGTTGTTGTATTCCAGCATGCACTGAAAAATATAGAAAATGAGAAAAATATCAAGCCATCCGATCAACATATCGTAAAAAGAAATGCGCAAGTAAGGCGTAAACAATATACTTCCATATGAAGTTTGTCCGAATGTGATCATGTTTGGTAGCGATAAAAAGAGAAGCAGTACCGCTAGTTTGCTTACGTTGTTTATCGCGGGTAATGTTACATGTTTTAAGTATGAAACTCCTTTATAAATAAAGTAGTAACCTATGGGATCGGGCAAAAGGTCTACATAAACATAAAAGTCTATAAAAATAAATAGAAAGCCATAAAACCACCATGAACATGCACGTCTCATCTTACTTATCCCCTCCTTTTACTTCGATAATATGATCAATATCTGCTTGACTCAGCGAAGGATGATCTATGATAGGATCGATATCTGCAAAAGGTTCACCTGCTGCTGTCGTTCCTTTAATTTTCATCCCAAATTGATAGTAAGCATATCTGTCTGGACGGAACTGCCAAAAGGTTTGCAATCTCTCTCCTTCTGCTAAAGAAAAAGGGTATGCGATGTTTGTAATATGGATGCCGTTGAAATTGTTCCATTCATCAAAGTCATAACTGTTTAGCCAAGCAGGGGCTTGAACTTCTTGATTTAGAATCATATCCATTTGTGGATTATCTACTTTCACTTTCCCCACTACACCTTGATGTAATAAGTTGAACGGTACTTGTATCTCCTCAATAGTAATGGGCTGCTCTGCATACATCATCGTTTGTTCCCAATGTGTACTACCGCTGCTACCAGAGCGAGCATGCAATACACTTGGTTCCGTACGTCTTTCACGTATACGTACTTCCCCGATGTTGGCATTAACACTTCTACCATCGTCGAAATGAACGGTTATCTCTTCAAATATCCACACGCCTTCCTCATTCACGTGATGTGCTATCACATCGTTAAAATTAGATATTGTCAGCGATTTCAAATAATGATGTCGATACTCCTCCTTATAATACGGTACGGTTTGATTAGAGAAAAAGAAGAAGGAAGAAGGGTAAGTTTCTGGATACATGATTTCACCATCAATAGTGACGTAAGAAGCAGTTGATGTGTCACGTTTGTTACTTAAATAATAAAACGTTAATCCCCAATCGTTATCTACAAAAGGTTCGTAATAATGATCCAGAAAGATCGGCTCTTCCAACTGTTGAGATTGAAAATATATCAAATTTCCTCCCCAACTGATGAGAAAAACGATAAATCCAACCCATATAAATTTTAATTTCATAGTTAACTCCTTTTCTAATGTTCGTTACCTCATATAGCCAAATACTAGCATAGCATACTTAAAGTGAACATAGTGGGTGTATTTTCTATGTTTGCAATGACAATATCGAAAAAATAACGAAACGTGGTTGTAGCTTGCTATTTCATTTACCTATATAAACGAACAGCATGAATGAGTTGCTGACATTACAGCCAAAAGCATATGGAGGTGATACACATGTCCATACAAGCACATTTTCAAGCAGTGGCAGATTTTTTGAAACAAATCCACCCTGATAGTACCGTTGTCAACCATCAAAAACCGAACCCATTAGTGAATGCTTGTTATGTTATTCAACATCGTTTGGATGGAAGGCAAGTGGATTCTAACTATCAGATGAAAGTGGAGCGCACTTTTGTCATTGATTATTATGATACAAATGTGGATCAAGTGCTGACGCAGATGGACATCGTCAGTACGCAACTTTATCAGCATAAAATGCTCACTGTGCAGGGATCGACAGATAAGATTCGCATCGAATCTTTTGCATTTTCCATCCCAGAAGATGTGAGCGACATCGTTTGTAGTGGAGTGCTGAAAGTATCACAGCTCATGCCATTTCAGCAGCCGTCATACAGCAAGATGGAAAATATCTTTACCAAATATAACAACCTTAAGGAGGAATGATCTATGGCAGGAGGAACTTGGGATCCAACCGCTTTGCCTACAAGACCAGGTTTATATTTAAACTTTATCGAAGCTGCGACAGCACAAATTCAGGGTGGTGCGCGAGGCACGGTAGCAATTCCCTTAATTAAATATGATGGTACAGCATTAGAAAGTACCGTGTACACCATTGAAAAAGAAAGTGAAGCCATTGATTTATTTGTCGGATCGGACGCAAGCAAGATAGACAACATTAAGAGCATTCAATTTGCGTTGCAAGGAGGTGCAAAGGAGGTGGTTGTTTACACGATGCCAGCAAGTGCAGCAGAGGCTGATTATGCTGCAATGCGTGACGTACTGGAGACCTACGCATTCAACGTGTTCACTTTTGACCTTGATGATGCTAATACAGCAACACAATATGCAAATACAAAGACATGGACAGTAAACAATCGGAACAATGGAAAACACTTTATGTCGGTATTGGGTAATGACGATGATACGACCGTTCCGTCAACAAAAGCGTATGATGATGACTATATTATTGATTTGAGCAACGGGGTAGAAATAAATGAAAAAATATATACTTCCAAAAATTTTGCTCCATTTATTGCTGGTTTAGTAGCGGGCACAAGTATTAACAAATCCATCACGTATCAACAACTATTCGTAGATGATGTGAATGCTCGTTACAAAAATAGCGACATTAATGAGGCATTACAAAATGGTGCATTGGTGCTCGTTCATGATGGTGACAAAATAAAAATCGAGCAAGGTATCACTTCTTCTGGAAACAAAATTAGAGCTATTCGCGCCAGACAAGCGGTGGCAACGGATGTGATGAAAACTGCTTCCGATTCCTACATTGGGAAATTGGACAACAATGAAGATGGACAGAAAGCGTTACTTTCCGTTATTACTGCGTATTTAGAAGTACTTGAAAATGCAAACGTACTAACAGATATTCAAGTGCAGCTTGATCCAGATAACCCTTCTGTTGGTGACTCTGTGTTCATTCTTATTAGCTATAGAGAAATTGATTCTATGGAACGTATTTTCCTCAACGTCAAAGTATAATCATTTCTTTGCAAAAAGGGATTCATTTTACGATGACAATATGTTTCTTCATACTCAAATAACTAAAGGAAGGTGATTGATGGTGGCTTTAGATGCATCTCGTACGATAAATGGAACATTCGGTGAAGTTTGGCATGATGGTGTGTGGCTTACAAACATTAAGAGCGCAGAAGCGACAGTAGAAATCAATAAGGAAGAAATTCAGCGAGCGGGTACGCGCTGGGTCGCGCATAAAGTGACGGGATTATCCGGAACAGGAACGATAAACGGATATCGTATTACAACGGAAATGATCGATCGAATCGGGCAAATAAAAGATGATACGCAAGGCGCTTATACAACAGAGATCTTAATGAAATTAGCAGATCCAGAATCTTTCGGTGCCTATCGCGTACGTCTCAAAGGCGTGCAGTTTGACAGCATTCCGTTGATGAATTATGAAGTGGGTTCCATCGTAGAAGAAGAACTTTCTTTTACGTTTACTGGCTATGACATTTTAGATTTCATTATCGAAGGCTAGGAATAAAGGAAAGTAGTGGTTTGTCCTCTGTTGGACAAGCCGCTTCTCTCTAACCTTTTTATCCATACAATTGACGTTTTGGAGGTCCAATGATGACAAAGACGACAAAGAGTACTAAAGGGCAAAACATTTTACAAGCACTACTAGACGCGGAAGTAAAACCACAAGCACAGGTGTACATGAAGCGATTTGATGTGCATTTTGTGATTGAAGCATTAGATGGAAAAATGATCAATCGCATTCGTGAGCAAGCTAGTTACCCTGTTAAAGGGGGAAAAGAATTGGATGAAGAAAAGTTCGGATCATTAATGATCGAAAAAGCATGTATCGAGCCGAAATGGTCTGATCCAAAATTAATAGAAGCATTCGGTCCAACAGCAGTAGATGTCATTGGACAGCGTTTGCTAGCTGGAGAAATAGCAAAACTAACGACGGAAATTTTAAATCTATCTGGCTTTGGAGATGAGGAAGAGCAAATAAACGAAATAAAAAACTAATCAAGTCAGGGGGACTTCCCTTTTTACTGCACGAGATCTTTCAGCGACATGGATTGCCTCCTGACGAAGTGTTAGCCAAGCCACAAGTCGTTCAGCAATTTATGTATGGCTCCATGATTTTGTTGCTAGAGGAAGAAGACAAAGAGCGCAGAAGAATGGATCAAGCAAGACGGAAAGGAGGAAGATAGATGGACAAGGATATGAAAAAACTTTTAAATCAAAGTGAACAAACGTCCCTCTATGTGAAAAAGACGTTCAAGACATTAGACGACTTTCAATATAGGATTCAAAAAATAGATAAGCTTATGCTCAGTCAATTGAAGCAGAGTACGAATCATTTAGCTACACTCGTAAAGCAATCTAAACTATGTATGAAAAAAATAGAAAAAGCACTAGCAGGGAGCAAAGCTTCCAATAGTGCAAGTTCAGCGGCAGCTGCTCCAGCCGTCGCAGCTAAAGACGATATCACTGCACCGCTTAAAGCGCTTCTATCCAGCATGCCAGCAGTTTTCACATCTTTAAAAGAGATGTGGAAGCAAAAAATCATCGATCCGCTGACAGCAGAGATGAAAAGCTTAGGCACAGCGATAAGAAAAAGTGGACCAGATATGAAAAAAGCAATGAAAAATGTTGGAGCAGTGCTTCGGCGCATGACTGGATCTTTTCATAGCTTCATCCATAAGATCAAGTCCATATACTCTAATAAAAAGTCAAACCAACCTTGGCTCTTATCCCCATCGCAAAAAGGACTGCAACTTGTAGCAGGAACAAAGCCCTTGCAATTGCAAGCTGCCAAACAACCGTTGGTACTGACTGGGAGTAAGCCGCTACAATTACAGTCTGCAGCCCCCTTACTGTTACCAGCTTCGAAGCAACCGCAGCTGCTGCCAGCAGCAAAACAATCTAGCAATGCAGCAACAAATCCATTATTATTGCCCGCTGGACCAACAGCAAATAAGCAGCTTTTATTGCCACCAGGCCCAGCAGTAAAAGCGCCATTATTATTACCAGCGGCGAAACAACCCTTACTGTTGCCAGCTGCAAAGCAACCGTTACAATTGCCGCCTGCACCAACAACAAATTCACTGTTGCTGCCACCAGGTCCAGCAGTGAAAGAGCAACGATTATTACCAGAAGCGAAGCAGCCGCTATTACTGCCACCAGCGCAAACAAATGATGCTGCTAAAAGGATGAGTCGTTTACGTAAGGTCATGCATAAGTTTGGACAGCATAGCGGTAAAGTATTTAACAAGTTGAGCACCATTGGTAAGCATGTATTTAGCAAAGTAGCGGGAAAAGGAACACAAGCATTTGGAATGATGAAGTCTTCCGCTTTATCTGCATTCAATGGCATCAAAATGGGAGCCGCAGCAGCGGGTGCCGCTATTTCGGTCATTATCGGAGTGCTGAAGAAGGCAGCAGATCTCGCCTATGGTATCGGCAAACAAGGTATCCAAGCCGCGATGAAAACAGAAACGGAAACTATCCCGATACAAGCGGCAATATACGCCAAGTTTGCTGGTGGAAAACAAGCGGAGCAGAAAGCAAAACAATTCACAGATAAGCTGATGGCTTACTTTAAAGAACGGGCGGCCAGTTCCAGACTCAGCAGTGATGACCTACTCTCATCCTATAAAGTGTTAGCACCGACGTTGCAGTATGATGATAAGCAAACGAAAGCGGGACTAGAACTGGCGAACAGACTATCTGCAAGAACAGGCCAAAACTTAAGTAATGCCAGTAAGGAAGTAAAGGCTGTGCTAAGTGGCAATGCAGATGGTTTCGCTAAAAAGTACAATCTAACGAAAGTATTGAAAGATTTTAAGCAACTAACAACCGTAGAAGCAAGAATCAAGAAGTTAGATGAAGCCATGAACACGATGGGAGCTTCTAACTACGCCGTTCAATTAGCAGAAGGGAGTGCAACAGAACAATGGGAGCAGTTAAAGACGGGCTTTAAGCAAGGCATCAAAGATATGGGCATGATGGCGCTGAAATCTATGAAACCCCTGCTAAAACTATTTAACACGATGTTCAAGTCCAAACAGATGCAGTCTTTCTTTACTGCTGGAGGTAAAATGTTAGCTGATTTTATGAAGATGGTAACGAAAGTCGTGTCATGGATATGGAGCAAATGGCCCCAAATCAGCAAAGTGTTTTCTACTGTATTTGAGTCTATACGGCCGATATTTTCGGTTTTAGGGAACCTGTTGTTAACCAGTTTTAAAAACGTACTTCCTTTACTGTCGGGTGTAGTTTCAGCTATTTTTTCTATTTTCATTGCGGTTAGACCACATTGGGAAAAATTTAAGAATCAACTATTTGATGGTTTGGAACAATTAAGACCCCATTTTATGCTTCTCGGTCATGTCATTCGCACGATTGGAAGTATTGTAGGTGCGGTTTTACCCATCGTAATGGATATTTTCGGTACGGTATTTGGCTTCGCTGCACGGATCATTGGTAGGTTAGCGCAAACGATTAATAGATTAGTGACTAAAGTCGTTATGCCGCTCGTTCCTGTCATTGGAAAAGTGTTATCTGCGGTCTGGAAAGTCATCAGCCCTATTCTCAAAGGCGCGCTTACCGCTTTTACGTGGCTATTTGACAAAATATTATGGGTTGTTGATGGGATTATTGACTTCCTTGGATTAGTAGCTTCAGCTGGAGGCAATATTATCAGCAAAGTCATTGATTATTTTACTGGTGAAAGTGACAGCGATAACAGCAAGTCCAACGGACAAGAACAAATAAAAAGGCATAAAGATTACATCGATAAAGTAAAACAAAATACAGAAGAACGTCTACTAGCTAACGATACGGGATTACTAGATTCCAAAAAGTTTAAAGATATTTTTGCACAGTTGGAATTAGAAAATAGTAAGTCTCAACCAACGTACAACAGCGGCACTGGTTTTCCAAGTTGGGCTAGCTGGATGGACCCCAAGTATACGAACAGAGGGTCTGGAGAAGGCGCTACTTATGCCAACGGTAGTAACTTCCCAGCGTTTTCAGCAGGAGCAGAGAACAAAGAAGTGAACATTGAAATACCGAAATTAGCGGATTCTATCATCATACGTGAAGAGGCGGATATCGATCGCATTGCCGAAAAACTAGTGAGTAAAATGAGTGAAGCAGGCTTATCGTTTGCATAGGGGGTGATGTTGTGCAAGTTTGGTTAACGTTTAATAAAGAAGAAGAAAAATTGCAATTACCGGTTAACCCAAGTTCGATTAGCGTTTCCTCTGGTCATATGTATAACGACATCGACGTTTCGCAACGAGGTGAATATACGGTAATAGGTAATAAGCAATTGAAACAATATGAATTCTCCTCTTTTTTTCCACGAGACTATAACGAAGTATTTTGTGAATATAAAGAAGACTTTCCTGATCCATGGGATACAGTGCAAAAAATAGAGCGATGGCAGCAAGCTGGTGATCCAATACGATTTATTATCACCGAGAAAAAAGACCAGACAGATAAAGTGAATACCGCAGCAACGATTCGTTCGTTTTCCTATGAGGAAAAGCCTGGTAGTCCTGGCGATGTATATTACAGTATGACATTAAAGCAGTATGAATATTTGGAGTTTGAGAAAGCAGATAAAGAACAAGACACCTTACAGACAAAGCGCCCCAACGAACAAAGTAAAACCAACACCTATGTCGTGAAAAGTGGTGATTCTCTATGGAAAATTGCACAAAAGACACTTGGAGATGGCAATGCGTGGCGACGTATTTACAATCAAAATAAAGCGGTTATTGGCCCCGATCCTAACTTAATTTTTGCGGGACAAAAGTTGGTGATTCCATGATGTTACGTTGGATTTATGACAGAGACATTTACCTTGATCCCGTAGTGATGTCTACGACGTGGTCAGGGGATACAAAGCAAGCTTTTCGTGTGTTAGAGCTCAAAATATCCAATACGGAAGACGGAAAAACACCTGTTTTAAATATAGAAAAAGGGAAAGCACTACAATTTATGTACGATGATGAAGAAGTGTTTAGAGGCGTCATTTTTCAACATCATCTTGATATAGATGGCATCATGCGTATTACGGCATATGACGAAAATGTTTATTTAACTAAAAACATGGACTCAAAAAAATTTAACAATAAAACAGCTTCCGCCATCATCAAATCATTATGCAACGAATTTGCTATCCCCATCGGTGAGATTACAGATACAGGGTATGTCATTTCCAAAATCATTTTAAGAGACAAGACGCTGTGGAATATGATGAATACGGCACTCATGGAAACGGAAAAACATACAGGGAAGAAATACTACATTTACGCTGCACAAGGACAATTAAATCTCAGAGAGCGCAAAGAAAATAAAGCGGAAGATTGGGTATTGGAAAATGGTTTTAACATTTTAAAAGCATCACACAGCGCTTCCATAGAAGATTTACGAAATCAAGTCAAAGTGGTAAGTGGGGATCAGGATAAAAATCCCGTCTCCAAAACGGTTAAAAATGACGATGCTATTTCCGCTTATGGGCTCATGCAGCATTTGGAATCCACCGACGGGAATAAAAGCAGCTCGGATGTAGAGCAATTAGCGAAACAATTGCTACAGCAGTATGATTTGGTGAAGGAAGAAGTAGATGTAGAAGCACTCGGAGCGGTAAACGTCACAGCAGGTACAACAGTGCAAGTGAAAGAATCGATGACACAGCTGGATGGAGCTTTTACCGTCATCACGGATAGTCATACGTTTGAAAACCAAACCCACACCATGCGATTAACATTAGATAAGTTGAGCTAGTCTCAACTTATAACCTATAAAAAGACAGATAAAGAAACGTCAATAAGTTGAGCTAAGGAGGAGGCGGTGAGGATGAAACAGCCCTTCGAAGGAAGTTCATATAGCAAAATGATCCAAATGATGAAAACATTTGGCTATAACAAAGATATCGACATTGAACTTGCTACCGTCATCGCTGTGGAACCTTTAAAAATTAAAATTGACAATCTAGATATGGAACTAGAAAGTGAAGATCTCATCGTAGCAGAGCAGTTATTAGAACATACACGAACGATGAAAATAGATAAACAACAGTTTACGATCAAAGCAGATGTAGATAACCACGACATAGATGCTTCTACTATGGCACCGCTAACGTGTTCGAATGCTGGTACAGTTCCAATTAAAAAAGGCGACTTAACGTTTGAATTTACAACAGTAGAACTAACGGCTTCCGAAGTCACAGGTGAAGAAGTGGAAGTTACTTTTTCATCCATGCTAGAAGTGGACGATCGTGTCATTGTGGCTTCGGTACAAAACAATCAACAATTTATTGTATTAGATAAGGCGGTGTTCTAAATGGCTTTAAGTCCAATACAAGTATTAACGCAGCAAGATCAAACAGAAGATAGTGCAATCGCAAGTCCATCGAAAACGTACGCATTCGATTTCAATACGGGAGAAATCAAAGGATTCGTAGAGGATGTAGAAGCATTAAAACAATACATTCGAAAAGCACTTGTTACCCCTAGATTACGTTATTTAATCTATAGTGATCAATATGGAAGTGAATTAGAAAGTTTAATAGGCAGTTATGATTCGCAACCATTAATTTACGCAGAAGTTCCAAGGTTGATTAAAGATGCTTTAATTTATGATGATCGTATTATCGATGTATATGACTTTCAAGTTGAAGCAAGAATAGATGATCTGTTTGCTACCTTTACGGTAGAAAGTATTTACGGAACGTTAGAGCAGGAGGTGAACATATAATGGCATACGAAAATGTAACGAAAGATGTGTTATTACAACGTATGTTGGATCAGTCACCAGATGATTTGGACAAGCGTGAAGGTTCCATCACGTATGACCTTTTGTCTCCAGCAGCAATCGAACTAGCAGAATCATATATTCAACTGGATAGAATACTCACGTTAGGATTTGCAGATACGACGTACGGACCCTATCTTGATCTTCGTTGTAGTGAAATGGGAGTAACGAGAAAACTAGAAACGAAAGCGACTGGACAGGTTACGTTTAGCGGGCCAGAAGGAACCGTTATTCCTGCTGGTACACAAGTATCTACTGCTACGTTAGTGGATCGTGATTCGATTGTGTTTACGACAGTGGCAGAAGTGAAAATACCTAGCAGCATGCAAGTGATGGCTGCAATCGAGGCGGTCGTTGGGGGTGCAGGTGGAAATGTAGATATAGGGGAGATTACAATTGTCATCGGGAACTTAAGCAGTGTGTTGAACGTGATGAACGATACAAAACTAGCAGGTGGAACAGATAAAGAGGAGGATGAACAGCTTTTGAGCCGCTACTTGCAACGTGTGCGCGAAGCGGGTACGAGTGGAAATGTTGGCCACTATTTGCAGTGGGCAAAAGAAGTTCCAGGTATATCTAGAGCCATCGTACAACCTTTATTTGATGGACCTGGCAGTGTCAAAGTCATTGTGTTAAGTAACGAGCAGAAAGCTCCTCCTAGCCCCACCCTTGCAAATGTGGAAAATTATATACAACAGCAGCGACCGATTGGAGCGGCGGTAACCGTAGAAGGGGCAACAGAAATTCCAATGGACATCACTGTGGAGTTGGAGTTTATAGCAGACAACCAACAAGCACCAGACTTAACGTCCATCAAACAAGAACTGACAGAAAAATTCACGGCATATTTTGCTGAACTTGCTTTTAATGATCCTATCATTCGTCGTTCACAGATCGGAAATATGATTTTAGATATCGCTGTAGTAAAGGACTACCATAATCTACTTATGAATAGCAATGTCAGTGGCAACATCGCAGTGGATAGTGCTAATGGAGAGGTGGCCGTATTAAATAGTGTTACCGTAACGGAAAAAGTGTAATCTAGCTTTCATAAGGAAAGGAGGCGTTACAACTACAATGTTGAATACACAACATCCTTACTATTTTACGATGTTAAATGCTATCCCACGTTATTATCATGATGCCAGCATTGCAGATAATATCATGTATGTGGAAGCAGAGGAATTTTTCAAACTAAATGATGAGCGGAAAGAAGTACTGGATCAATTTTTCGTAGATACGGCAACGTGGGGATTAAATAATTGGGAACGAGTCTGCGGTCTAGAAATAAATACTAACTTATCTATCGAGGAAAGACGTTCCGTCATTAAGTCTAAACTAAGAGGATTTGGAACGGTGAACATTCAGTTAATTAAAAAAGTGGTAGAACCTTATGCCGGGGAGATTGAAGTGGAAGATGCAGCAGATCGATATACGATCGTCATTACATTTGTCGGCGAGCGCGGAACGCCAGTACAACTGGAAAATATGAAAGCTTCGCTATTAGATATTATTCCCGCTCATCTAGCGATGGAATTCGTCTTTACGTATTTGACATGGGATGAATTAGATAACTATTTGTGGACGTGGGACGAGTTAGATCAAAAAGATATCACTTGGAAAGAGTTTGAAATCTATAGGAAGGGGTAATAGTCATGCCAGAACAAACGCCCAAATTAAGTATAAAAACGCCGCTCGGTAACGAATATATTTTAAGGCAAAACTTTAATGAAAACTGGGATATCATCGATCAAAATGCAGCATCCCAAAGTGAGCTTGACGACCATCAAGCAGATAGTATCATGCATATTACGGCAGCGGAAAGAGCAGATTGGAATGGAAAAGAAACACCAACAGGTGCACAAGCCAAAGCGGATCAAGCTCTACAAAGTGCAAAAGATTATGCGGATGTACTAGTCGCTGGTATCGATTATGGGGCAGATAAGATCATCATTAACGATGCCAATGACGTATTTACATCTACCAATGTGGAAGGTGCTTTACAAGAGCTTTTTACAAGTGTCAGTAATGGAAAACATAGTATTGCTGCCGCCATTATTGACAAAGACCCAGTGAAAGATTCCAAAGGTAGTGATGATCTAAACAAATTAGCTAATGATATTCGTGATATTGAAATACCATTCGCCGTTCATACATTAGAAGATATGGAGAAACTAACATACTACAAGCCTGAACTACTCAGCGCTGTCATCAATGTGTCTGAGACATCCGCCCAAATTACGGTGGATGTGTATGGAAATTTATATTATACCGGTTCAGTCAACAACAATGGAGCTGTTGTTATCAAGTTTTCTTCAGATCTTCAGCGTGTCATATGGTCTAAGTCGCTGACTTATAGAACCACTGCAATCACCGTTGATGAAGTGGATGATGCCGTTTATGTTGGTGATAGTAATGGACACGTATATAAATACAATAAAACGACAGGTAACTTACTTTGGCAATGGACGTATAGTGATGTGCAGGCACGTACGGTGTTAAAGCTTTCTGCTTATAACGATTCGGTGTATGTGCTCAGAAGTAAAACATTCTTAAAAATTACGGCTGGTCAATTAGATTGGTCGGTAGATACGAATTTTAATTATTATGATGTAAAGGTCGATCCAAGTGGTAACTATTATTACGTTACTATTGGTAAAACGTTATACAGTATCGAAGCACAGTATCCTCCAGGTGGAACGTACAAATGGAAATTTGAAGTAGCATATCGATGTACTAATATTTTTATTGATGTAAATCATGATATTTATATTTCTACTAGTCCGTTAGCGACATTAAAATCAAGTATTTACAAGTTAAGTTATATGGATGGCATGTTATTGTGGCAATACGAGCATGAAGAAGAGGCAGAAAATATCCTTTATTTCGAAGTGGATCGTGATGGTTTTTTATATATGGCCTATGGAGACAGTAAACAATGTAGAATCCTATCACCTAGTGGTAAATTTTTTTATGAGTTCGATAACGATTTGGCTCAAAATGCACTAAGCGATACGTTTACGATTTATGAAGGCTATATGTTTACGTTTAACGCTAAACGATTATACAAAATGTTCGGTATGTATCGATTTCCTATTGTTTAGAAGGAAAATAAAGTGTTGGAGGGGGAAAGCATGCCAGAAAAAACAACAAGATTTGAAATCATTAAATCACTGGAAGAAGATAAAATATCAAGAGCATTGTTTAATGAAAATTGGAATATCATCGATAATGCGGTAACGTCAACAGCAGATTATAACACTCATGTGCAGTCTGACATACACATTACAGAAGTCGAAAGAAGTGCCTGGAATGACAAGGAAACGATAGTCGGAGCGCAAAATAAAGCTAACCGAGTCATCATAGATTCCAATGATTACACATCAAACAGTGTTTCCAATGTAATAAAGTCTGAAGCGGATGACATCGTGGTGAACCCGCAAAATAATTATGGAAAAATAGAACTAGAAGAGGCGCTGCAAGCCCATTTTCTAACTGCACATCAAGGAAAGCAATCCATTGCAGATGCCATTAATGATGTGGACGTAGTGAATAAAAATGCAGATCCCAACGATTCTTTTTTGCAACTTAGTACTAAAATAACACGGATTCGCAAATTCTTTTCAACGAGAAAACTTGAAGAATATTCCTATGAATACGCTCCTACAGATACTGTTTTCGTAACGTTACACCCTCATACTGGATATACACAGATGGTCGTTTTATGTCATGATAGGTATGCTTGTATCAACAACACCGGATTATATGTGATTGATGCAAATGGAAACGTACAAGGTTCTAAGACGTTGAACAAACCGATTTCGGTAACAAAAGATAGCGATGGTTATCTCTACGTTTTTGAACAAGGAACACGTATTTTATATCAGTTTGACCAGCAACTGATACAGCAATGGGCCATTCTTTTTTCCAGTTCCGATGTTTATGCCGTCGCGCATGACAATCAGAAAGGGTATCTCTATATCGCGGGTAATGACATCATTGAAAAAATTGCACAACTAGATGGGGGTACAATATGGACGTATGCACTCGATGATGTGTTTAAAGGTCAAGTCGTTGACATGGATACGGATGGTATGGATAATGTGTATGTTGTAGTTGTAGATAACACCAATACGCAGTTAGGTAAAGTGAAAACAGACGGCAATGATAATCCTGAATTAGAGTGGTTTCAAGATGATAGCTTTGCTAAGGGGAGCTCTATCGTGGTGGATGGTGAGAAAGGCTATTTTTATTATGGAAATGAAAATGGAGCTCTATATAAGAAGGATTTAAACAATCAAGAACAATGGGTGAGATCGTATGCAGGGGCTATTCGTTCGATTCAAGTTAGTAAAGATCAGTATGTCACTTTCGTAAATAACGTCCAAAACGTATACAAACTTAATGCAGAAGGGGAACAAATATATGTTCATGTATACAATACACCCGATCCTGGCAGTATCCTTTCTTTATATCTAGATGACGAATCGTATGTACACACACTTCATCATAATAAAATAGTGAAAACATCCGGCATGTATCGCTTTTTAGCATAGATGTAGTATAGACATAGTACGGGCACAAGACTAAAGGGTATAAAAAATGGATTTTAACATAAAAGGGACCTTGAGTAAGTGGACTTGTACCTTCACCCAAGGTCCTATTTTGAATGTGTGAATTAATATCGATTTCCAGCCGTTGCACCAACTGGAGCAATCTGATCTAATTTTTTCAAATCACTTGCTGTTAATTTGACCTCAAGCGATCGTATATTTTGCTCTAAGTATTTGGTCCGCTTGGTTCCAGGAATAGGGACAATGTCATTACCTTGCGCTACAACCCAAGCTAAGGCAAGCTGTGCCGGAGTACATCTTTTTTCTTCTGCTAGTTTTTCTACTCCTTCTACAATCTTCAAGTTTTGTGCAAATGCTTCATCGCTGAATCGAGGATTTGCTCTTCTCCAATCATTTTCAGCTAATTGACTGCGATCTTTTAATGCACCGGTTAAAAATCCTCTTCCTAACGGGCTGTAAGGAACAAAACCGATACCTAATTCACGAATCGTCTTCAACACACCATTAGATTCTACATCTCTAGACCATAAGGAATATTCGGTTTGTACCGCAGTTATAGGGTGTACGGCATGCGCTTTTCTCAGCTGTTCTTCTGTTACTTCAGATAATCCGATGTAGCGAACTTTTCCTTCCTTTACGAGATCGGCCATGCCACCGACACTTTCTTCAATCGGGACATTAGGATCTACACGATGGAGATAATACAGATCGATCGTATCGGTACCAAGACGCTTCAAACTTGCTTCACATGCTTTTTTGGCATAAGCGGGAGATCCATCATAACCTAAATGTGCAGTTTGTGAACGAAGTGGACCAAATTTTGTTGCGATTGTTACATCATCTCTGACCGATGCTAATGTTTTAGCCACAAGGCGTTCATTGGCTCCATGACCTTCTGCATCCCAGCCGTAAACATCTGCAGTGTCGAAAAAAGATATACCTAATTCCACTGCACGTTCCAATGTTTGTTTTGCTTCTGTTTCATCAATCTCACCATAAAACTCCGACATCCCCATACATCCTAAACCTATACGAGATACTTCTAACCCTTGTGAACCTAATTTTAATTTATCCATGATCTCATTCCTCCACTTTATATAAACATAGTCATGTTGAAAACTTAATCAAATTTCATGTTTTTGCTAAGTATGTGTTGTTATGATTAAAATATACCACATAAAATATACTGAGTAAACTATATTAATTAAATTAGTTCATTTCATTTAATTTAAGTTGCTTGAATGTTATATATATGTTTATAATGTAGAAGCAAGAAGCAAGAAGCAAGAAGCAAGAAGCAAGAAGCAAGAAGCAAGAAGCAAGAAGCAAGAAGCAAGAAGCAAGAAGCAAGAAGCAAGAAGCAAGGAGGAATGTTTATGGCCAGTATAGATGAGAAAAAAAATAAATATGCTGTCAAATTACTTCCCTACGTTCGAAAATTTGGGATCGACACACTCAAAACAGATGAGATTGCCAGCATCATGGACATAAGCAAAGCTACCATGTACAAATACTTTTCATCAAAGGATGAAATTATTGCATATATCGTTGACTTATGTATTGCGTTTATCGAAGAAGATGAACAGAAGCAAGAAAGAAACAACGAAGATTTTGTTTTGTTTTTCCAACAAAGCTATAAGCGATCTATTCTTTTAAGTTTTTATATATCAGACATTTTCCTCAAAGACTTAAAAACGGGATACCCGTCACTGTATGAAACATTAACAGCCAGCTTGCAAGATCGCATAAAAAAGCAAGCCAATCACTATGATCTTGGAATATCTAGAGGCGTGTTTAATCATCTCAACAGTCTGATGATCTGTTTGTCAGAAGATGTGATCATTCGAAAATTTATTGATCCCCTTTATTTATTGGAACACGATATGACGTTAAAGCAGGCACTAGTAGACTACTATCAGTTAAAAAAACATCAAACGATCCATCCGGAAATCTTTGATGCTTTAGATGATACAGTGATGATGGAAGAGTTAGATTATGTTGTGAAGAAAATGAATGCAAATTTACATGTGGAGAGAGGTTGATAACATTCGACCTCTTTTTTTATTCAAAAAAATAAAAAAACATTTAAAAAGTATAAATATACAAAATTACTTTAAAATAACTATATAAACTTTGTAAATCTGTCACTTTAACACAAAAATATTATTAAAAATACAACACTATTGTCAAATTATATTTTATACCATATTGCGTAGCACAACGTCATATAATATAATCTAGTTAATAGCTGTTAAATACCATCTAAACAAAAGTAAACTTATGGTTATTAAAAAATATGTATGAAAAGTACGTTAGCAGCTATGTGCTCCCCGGCATTTTCGGTAGTTTTAAACATTTGATCATTCGTTATAATCATATAATTAATTCATATTTTAGTTCATTAATAATGTAATGAAGTAAGGTAATAATCGCTTTAACAATGTATGTTTTATCAAGCTAAAAAATGAAAATGTTTTATATTATTAAGATTCTGAAAATACAGATAAATATATATTTTTTCTGTAAAATTGGGGTGATAAAATGTCAATATTGAATGTTGAGATGATGGAAAAAATGAATTTATATATGGTGAAGTATGCGTTAGATGAAGAAAAAGGTATACGACGTTTGTTGCAAGATAAATATTTAATTGCAGAGCGAAGATACAAAGGAGATACAGCGGCGAGTGATGTTTTACTTGATTTAGAATTAGCAATAAAATCTGCTTATTTAACTGAAAAACAAAGGCATGTTATTCATTTCTTGTATGGAGAAAGCCAAATGACACAGACGGAAGTAGCGAATAAATTACGTGTATCGCAGAAACAAATTAGTATACATTTAAGAGCTGCGATAAAGAAAATAACAAAAGTGTATAAAACGTGGCGATACAACGAGATAGAAATGTTAGTTGTAGTGGATGATATGGAATGTACAACAGTATAGCTGTATGTACGATTTTTTCTCCATCTTATAGATAAGATGAAGAAACAAGTTCAACCAACTTATTATCACTAATCATAAAAATATAGTTTTCATTTTTTACTGTAGTCAATCCAGACAATTTAAAGAAATGGGTGATACAATGAGTGAAATGATAGATTATATACAACATATGGAGCATTGCTTAAAAAAAGGACAGTCTTTTGAGTGGGAAAATAAAATTTACGATTTAAAACAGCGGCAACATCGTATAGCGTGCATTAAAGAATGGATTGAGCAGTGTGAAGTTTTACCTCCCAACAAAAAGAAAGAACAAGCATTAGAGAAGTTGGCAGACTTAATTTTGCATGAAGAATTATGTGATATGAATGCACATAAAGTAAGACAAGAAGAGTACCCGATTATGAGTACATGGCAGATTAAGCTTCGTCAGAAGCGTGAATACAATATAAAATTAGCAGATGAAATGAATTTAGATATGCAATCATGTCAACCTCCAGTGAGGAGAAAACGCACAGCATGGGAAGAGTGGAGTAGAGAAAAGGGAGAACATGAACGATTGCTTTCTTTCAACCCAGCATATAAGTTATTTGTGCAACACAGTCAAGTGAAAGTCAATGTTGTAAAGTAAAAGCAATATGTGAAGCGAACCAGACCATGTAGTATCAGGGCTTTAAATAAAACGTAGTTAAAGAAAAGGCAACTATTCTCCATTTACGGAATAGTTGCCTTTCCATTTTCACACTAATACACCCTATGTGAAATAGTGGTGACAGTTAAGAATTACAGTGACATTTTGTAAATTTCCATCACATCAGCATGATCTAATTTTTTGAAGTTGCCAAACGGTCCATTTTTTGCGGCATGATCTGCCATAACCGACAGTTTAGCATCGTCAATGTTGTAATCTGCAAGTCGATTTGGAGCGCCAATGGAAGTCCAAAATGCACTTAGTGCGTCTATTCCAGCCTCCGCAATTTCACGGTCTGTTTTACCAGCGGGATCAATATCAAATACGTTCGTAGCTAATTGTTTGAATCTCGTTACATCTTCATCTAATGTATATCTCATCCAGTTAGGGAATAAAATTGCCAAACCTCCCGCATGGGTAATATCGTAAACTGCGGATACAGCGTGCTCCATATTGTGAGTAGCCCAGTCTCCTGCACCTATTCCCATGCTTAATGTACCATTAAGCGCCATCGTTCCGCTGTAAAGAATAGTAGCTCGATGTTCCACATTTTCAAGGTCTTCCATTAATTTTGGGCCAACGTCTATTACCGTACGTAAGATCGTTTCTGCAAAACCATCTTGAATTGGTGTAGGAGCACCGTGATGGAAATATTGTTCTAATACGTGTGACATGATATCAACCATGCCATACATCGTTTGGTCTTTTGGTACGGTTAACGTATTTTTAGGTTCAAGAATAGAAAATTTAGGAAATACAAATGGACTGCCCCATCCTATTTTTTGCTGCGTATCCCACTTTGTAATGACAGATCCAGCATTCATCTCTGATCCAGTTGCTGCTAAAGTCAGTACAGTTCCTAGCGGAAGTGCATCTTTTGCTACTGCTTTTTTATCGATGATATCCCACACATCTCCATCATATTTCGCACCAGCAGCAATGGCTTTCGTGCAATCAACGACGCTACCTCCACCAACAGCAAGTAGAAAATCTATTTGTTCTTCCTTACAAATGGCAACACCTTTATGTACCGTAGTGAGCCTTGGATTCGGTTCCACTCCGGAGAGTTCAAATACTTCTGTATCTATTTCACGTAAATATTTCATCACTTGATCATACAATCCGTTTCGTTTAATACTACCGCCGCCATAAATAACAAGTACTTTTTTACCGTATTGAGGTATTTCAGTTTTTAAAGCTTCTAATTTCCCATCACCAAAAATGAGCTTTGTAGGATTTCCATATTCGAAAGGTTTCATTGTTTATCGCTCTCCTTATCTCTTAAATGCATGCCAGTATAATTACCATTCCCTGACACCAACAATTTCATTATATCATCAAAAAATATTGATTTAAAGATGGTGTTACTATTTTTTGTTGAAAATCTCGTTCAAAATGCAAATAAACTCACGATAATTTTTTTCCAATGGTATACAATGACTAACCTCGTACACTCTCTATATGAATACTACAAGGATTAAAGGAGGAATGTACATGGCAGGAGGAACATGGGACCCTACTAAGGAACTGCCTATAAGACCAGGGGTATATATGCGATTGATCGATGCAGCAGATGAACAAATCATTGGCGGTGTACGTGGCATTGTCGCGATGCCATTTGTGAACTACACCAATGCACAACCTAATGTGGTTTATGAATTCAGTAGCGGAAGAGATGTATCACAGCAATTCGGTAACAATTCAGCATTAAATCCCGTAAGATTAGCACTTCGCGGCGGTGCAAAGAAAGTAATCGCGTATGCTGCTAGAAACTCCATATTGGGCAGTCAAGCGCAGATTGATGAGATGATGGATACACTAGCCAGTCGCGATCCAGATGTGTTTGTATTTCCAGACGCAATGTGGACAGAGGGGTTTGTAAGAAATCGTATACTCTCACACTTGAAGAAACATCGAGAAAATGGAAGCTACTACATTTTTGTCATATCCAAAGAAGAAGACGTTATTATTGAACGTAATACTGCATCTGTAGCTGAAAAAGAGCAAGCGTTTTCTGCTTACACATCGGATGATTTTCTTGTTCATTTGGGTAATGGAGCGGTAATCGATGGATTGTGCAGTGATAGGCATCAATTCACAGCTTATGTGGCAGGCCTAATTGCAAGCGTGCCTTTAACTAAATCTATTACTTATATGAAGGTTCCGAGTAGCACATTAACAGAAGAATTTAATAGAACAGAAATGATTCATTACCTGCAACAAGGATATTTGCTCCTAGACTATAAAAGGCAACAAATCAAAATTGAAAAAGGTATTACGACAACAGGGAAAAACCTTCGTTCGGTTAAAACCAAACAAGCCATTGCGATGGATGTAAGAAGATTTGTCGTTAGCAAATTAATAGGAAAATTAAATAATGATACAGATGGCCAACTAGCATTGAAATCTGCTATTCAAGCATATTTGGAACGTTATGAGCAATTCGGTGTGCTAAAAGACGCTGAGGTGCTCATAGATGATGATTACAATAATGATCCTAATATCGAAGCGGATACAGTATACATCAAAATATCATATACCGAAATAGAGTCAATGGAAAGAATATTTCTGACCGTAACGATCTAACAAAGCATACATCACCATATTTAAAGGAGGAATACACCATGGCAGGAGGAACATGGGAACCAACAGGCCAGTTGCCTGTTAGACCGGGATTATATACGCGTTTTTTGGATGCAGCCATTCAGCAAATCAAACCAGGACCAAGAGGCATTGTAGCGATGCCTATCCTGACAGACAAACAAGAACCAGATCAAGTGATTACGATCACTAGTGTGGGGGAAGCAGAGGCACTGTTCGGAGCGGAAAATATACGTGCTATTCGTTTAGCATTTCTAGGTGGAGCGAAAAAAATTCTCTTGTTTACGATTGAAAAAGAGCCAAAAGATAATAAAGGGGTAAATAGGATGTGCGCTCAGTTTGAAAAAAGAGTGTTTAACGTCTATGTCCACGACAGCAACTTATATAGAGCGCATAGTAACCCCGATTATGGCATTAAAAATTGGATCACTTCCAATAGAGAAGTCTTAGGCAACCACTTCATTGGAATCTTTGGCACAGAAGATACTCCATCTCAAACAGCGAACAAACAACCTAACGTCGGAGCTAAACTTGCCGTAGATTTCAAAGATGATTATATTGTTCAATTAAGTAACGGTGCAGAATGGAATGGGGAAACATTGGATTCAATAGACTTTGCCCCTTATATCGCAGGAGTCATCGCAGGAACCCCATTGAATAAATCGATTACGTACCATTCGGTGCCAGTGGATACCGTAGATGAGCACTATACTGATGCACAAATAAAAGAAAAATTGAAGCAAGGTTTGCTCATACTGAGAGAAGATCGCTATAACAAGGTTCTTATTGAGAAGGGAATTGTTACTACAGGAGAGAAAATCCGTTCCATTCGTGTAAGACAAGCCATTCCGTTTGATATTCGCGTCATTGCAGAAGATGCATATATAGGCAAGGTAAATAACGACAGTGATGGTCGTGCGGCAGTGATTGCAGCTATCTCATCATATTTAGAAAAACTAGAAAACTATCAAGTATTAACAGATTACGAAGTAACATTAGATCCAAACTACCACTCTAGAACGGGAGAATACGAGCCAGATGAAGCAGACACGCTTTATTTACGCATATCGTATAGAGAAATTGACGCTATAGAACGTGTTTTTATTACCGTTACCGTTTAGTTTTTAAAAAAATAAATAGAAACACGGTATAAAGCAACGCCGTTAGCACCTTCTCATTATGAACACTTAAAAAGGAGGAATGTACAATGGCAGGAGGAACATGGGACCCTTTGGATTTACCTACGAGACCGGGTTTGTATATGAACTTCGAACAAGCTGCTATCAGGCAAATTACAAATGGTGAGCGTGGTGTTGTGGCTCTAGCTTTAACAACTTACGTTGGAACAGCGGTGGAGGATAACGTGTATACCATTTACAATATAGCCCAAGCAGAAGATAAGTTTGGAGTTCAGTATATAAGACCAATTAAACTTGCACTATTAGGTGGTGCGGAGAGAGTACTCGTTTATACACTAAAACCAAGTCAATCACAACCAATGTTTGAACATGATAGTGAAACAGCCAATGCTGCACAGTATGATTACGATGCCATGAGAGAAGCATTGTCCAAATGGAATTTTAATGTATTTGTCGATACCCCACAAGCATTTAAATATACGGAAACAGCAGCTTGGGTGAACAAATGTAAAGACGAATTAGGTAAACATTTCTTAGCTGTGGTGGGAAACAAGAATAATGATGATAGTCTTAAAAATCCAATGGCGGCTACAACAGATGATTATATGGTTCAGCTTGCTAACGGTATGGAATTTGAGGGAGTAAAATGTTCTGCTCGACAGTTTGCTCCATATATCGCGGGGTTAATCGCAAGCACACCACTCAACAAATCGATGACGTATCATCGTGTCTTAGGAGAACAATTGAATTACACATATTCACATAGTGAAGTTGTGAATGGATTAAATAGTGGTCACCTTATATTAACAGCAGGCAAAAGTGGAATCCGAGTGGAACAAGGAATCACGAAATCTAAAGCAAAAATTCGTTCCATTCGTACACGACAAGCTGTCGCAACAGATATACGACGTACAGCAGAAGATAACTATATCGGAAAATTAAATAACGATGCAGATGGGCAAAGTGCGCTTATCGCAGCAATTCAATCGTATATGGAAGTACTTGAAAATAATAACGTATTAACGAATTTCCAAGTAGGTTTAGACCCTACTTATCATGGAAATACAGCCGCAAACAAATCAGAACCAGATACGGTATATTTATCTATATCTTACGATGATATCGATGCAATGGAGCGAATCTTCTTAAGTGTATCCATTTAACAACACATTTCTTTGATAAAAATCAAGAAATAAATTATTCATAAAAAAAAGCAACATAGTAGGGTATATTGTAGAGCATTTCGTACCTTCACCTTATGAAGAGTACTTTGTGTTCATGTGAATTTATCAATCGAAAAATAAAATAAAGCAAAAGTGCACAGGAACGCTGGGATGAATTCGAGCGAATTTTTGCATGAGACACTGCAATAAAATATACGCTGCTGGGGAGCAGAAATAATAATAATGTGAAAGAAGGGGAAACAGTATGGCAGGAGGAACATGGGATCCATTAGGTGAAGAAAAAGTAAGACCAGGTTTATACATGCGTTTTGTCGATGCAGCTATTGCACAGATCCAAAATGGACCACGAGGTGTTGTAGCGATGCCAGTGAAAGATCTAGCTACGAAATCGCATAACAAAGTACATGAAATTTCCAGTGTAAGAGAAGCGATGGAAAAACTATTAGAAAAAGATGCAAACAATCAGTATGTAAACGCAGAAGCAATCGAACCGATTAAAAAAGTATTGCAAGGTGGAGCGAATAAAGTTCTAGTATTTTGTACAGGGACTTGGAATTTTGAAGCAATTAGTAACGCCTTTGAAAAATATGATTTCAATGTCTTTGTTCTAGCTCCACATTTTTTAAATGGATATACTAATCTCGTAACAAGTTGGGTCAATGATTGTAGAGAAAAGCTAGGCAAGCACTTCATTGCAGTTTTACCTGAATTAGAACAACAAGAACAAACACTTGCCGGAGGAGAAGAGTCAGCACAACCAGCAACGGCGAACACCAATGAGGATGAACCATACATCGTTCGTTTGCGAAATGGTTTGCAAAGCGATATGGGTAATAGTGGAACAGAAATGGATGATCTTAATGAAGCCATTTATCAATTTGCTCCTTATATCGCAGGCGTCATAGCGGGTACAAAATTAAATGAGTCTATTACGTATCGTCGCTTACCTTTTAGCGGGGTATCTAAGAAATTTACTCACATGGAAATTCAGAATGAATTGAGCCAAGGAAATCTCGTTATCGTAGAAGATAAATACGGTTTGCGTATTGAACAAGGCATTACAAAGTCAGGAGACAAAATTCGCGCTATTCGTGTAAGACAAGCAGTGGCTGAAGATATTCGCCGAGAAGCAGAAAGTAATTATATCGGTAACCTCAATAATGACGAAGATGGACAAGTAGCATTACTGTCTGCGATCACAGCATATTTAGAAAGAATGGAACAATATAGTGTGTTAACAGATATTCAAGTTCAATTAGATCCTGCATACCATGGGAAGAAAGCAAATTACAAACCAAATCCAGATTCAGTATATGTTCAAATTAGCTATACAGACATCGATTCAATGGAACGTATATTTATAACGGTAACATTATAGGTTATTAAAATATCATTTAACTTTAAACGAAAAAGGAAGGGTGAAGTAACATGGCATTAGATGCTGCAAGAACAATTACAGGTACATTTGGAGAAGTATGGCACGATGGACAATGGTTAACGAATATTAAAAGTGCAGAGGCAACAGTTGAAATTAATAAAGAAGAGATTTCACGTGCAGGAACACGATGGGTAGCGCATAAAGTAACAAGTTTATCCGGAAGTGGAAGCATGTCAGGTTATAAAGTCACGACTAATTTCTTAGAACAAATTGGTACAACAGCGAACGATAAATTTAGACCGTTTGTTACAGAACTCATCTTAGCATTGAAAGATCCAGATGCATTTGGTGCATACCGTGTTCGATTAAAAGGAGTTCAATTCGATAGTCTTCCATTGATTAATTACGAAGTAGGTTCCATTGTAGAAGAAGAGATGCCTTTTACATTCACAGGGTATGAAATTATAGATAAATTACAAAATTAGTAGGGGAGAAATACACTCTCCTCCTTAAAGGAGGGCTGATGCATGACATATACCAGTTATAAGTTATTGGATGTATTTCACTCCATTCGACTATTTCTCGTAAATAATGGGTTGATAACGGGAGAGAATGTGTACTATCACACGTACCCAGATACGTTACAGGATGGAGATCCTTTTTTTGTCATTAAACTTATTCAAGATGATCGGGTGATGGAAAATCCGTACATGTTGAATGCAAAACAGCAATTTGAGATTGAATTTGCGGATATCGTGAAAGATAACATCATTACGAAGATGGACAAGCTCAGCTCTACACTGTATGCCAAACGTTATATACCATATACCAAAGATGGCGGAATGAGTATAGCCGATGAGCTTCAGGATGGGCAACAGATGCCCCTTCAGTCCATGCAAAATCAAGACACTACGATGCAGTTAAAGGTGAATGCATTCACCATATTTGATATGAAGGTGCTTGAAACTACTGAAGTATTTGTATGTAAAGCACTTTTAACGGTTTCTCAAAATGTACCGTTTGACCAACAGACGTATAACAAGATAGGAAAAATAATACCTAAAATTAACGATTAGGAGGAATGTACAATGGCAGGAGGAACATGGGACCCAACAGGCACTTTACCTGTTAGACCAGGATTATATATTAATTTTGTAGATGCAGCAATTGCACAAATTAAAGGTGGCGAACGTGGAGTCGTTGCAATGACATTAAAAAATTATGGTGGTGCTACTGAAGATACAGTATACGAGATTTACGATGTAGCGGAAGCTGAAGAGAATTTTGGAAAAGACAACATTCAGTCTATTAAATTCGCACTTCAGGGCGGAGCAGAAAAGGTACTTGTGTATACGATGCCTCAACAATTTGAAAATCTTCAAAAAATTAAGGAGGCATTTGCTACGAAAGATTTTAATGTCTTCTGCATGGATGGAGATTACACAGAAGCTTGTTTGTATACAGATACAAATAAAAGTAAAATATTTGCAGATGTAAGAGAATGGGTTCAATACAGTATTGATTATGAAGGGAAATACTTCATGGCTGTATTTGGTAGAGAAGATGATACCGTAGTAGATAAAAGTTCATCCAGTTACTACGATAATTTTGATCATGATTACATGGTTCAGCTCATGAATGGTGTTGTTTATTATGGAAAAGAGGGAGATACAACTTATACATCTCAACAATTTTCTCCTTATATTGCAGGTTTAATTGCAGCAACACCGATTAATAAATCGATTACTTACGCACGTGTACCTGCAGATAACATGAACGTGCACTTTACACCGAACCAAATTATTGATGGATTGCAGCAGAACTTATTAGCATTAATTTACGATGGTGATAAAGTGAAGGTAGAAAGAGGTATCACATCATCAGGTGCGAAAATCCGCTCTGTGCGTGGGAAAGCAGCTATTGCAGATGATATTCTACAAACAGCGCATGACTCTTACATTGGTCAATTAGATAATAGTGAGGATGGTAGAGCTGCTTTAGTGTCTGCGATTAAAGCTTACTTGGAGCGTTTGGAAGATGCAAGAATATTAACCGATATTGAAGTTCGAGTAGATGAACTACCATTTAAGTCTGTTGGCGATACGGTATATTTAACGATTTCCTATACCGAAATTGATTCTCTTGAGCGTATTTTTGTTACGGTCAACGTATAACCAATACTAAAACAAAGAAAGGGTGAAGCGATATGGCATTAGATGCAGCACGTACGATTACAGGAACATTTGGTGAAGTATGGCACGACGGAGAGTGGTTAACCAATATTAAAAGTGCAGAAGCAACGGTGGAAATCAACAAAGAGGAGATTTCACGTGCAGGGACACGCTGGACAGCACATAAAGTGACAAGCATGTCTGGAAGTGGCTCCATGTCAGGATATAAAGTAACGACAAATTTCTTAGAGCAGATTGGGACGACAGCAAATGATAAATTAAGACCTTTCGTTACAGAACTGATTTTAGCATTAAAAGATCCGGATGCATTCGGTGCTTACCGTGTAAGGTTAAAAGGAGTTCAATTTGATAGTCTTCCATTGATCAATTATGAAGTAGGATCCATCGTTGAAGAGGAGATGCCTTTTACATTTACAGGATATGAAATCATAGACGGATTGAATCAATAAAACAATAACAATTATCGCATAAATATTAAAAACGTCCCCCCTTTAGAGGTGACGTTTTTATTTATGCATCTAAAATTCAAAAATGATAGGGGATAATCACAATGAGTGAAAAAAATACAAATGATATTCTACACGCACTATTAGATACGGAAATTACACTACAAAAAGAAGTATACATGAATAGATTTAAAGTTAGTTTTAAAATTGAAGCTATCGATGGGAAAATGATCAACCGAATTCGTGAGCAAGCCACGTTCCCAACAAAAAGTGGAAGAGAATTGGATGAAGAGAAGTTCGGAGCTCTTATTATTCAAAAAGCATGTAAAGTACCAAATTGGTCTGATCCTCAATTGATAGAGAAGTTTGGCCCAACCCCTACCGACGTTATTCAAAATCGCCTTTTAGCAGGTGAAATTGCAAAAATTACTACTGAAATCTTGGAGCTATCAGGATTTGTAGACGAAGATGAAAAGATAGATGAAATAAAAAACTAATCCGGTCAGGTGGCGTTCCTTACCTCATTCATGAAATATTTCAACGACACGGCATACCACCTGACGAAATCTATGCAAAACCAAAAGGTGTACAACACTTTATGTATGCCTCTATGATTTTGATGTTAGATGCAGAAGAGCAATCGAGAAAACAAGCGGAACGAAAGAAAGGAGGTCGCTAAATGGCTGATAGAAATATATTTAATGAAAAAACAACAGAAGCATATTCTAAGTTGTTGGATAGAATAAACCAAAAATATGATAAACAGATAAATAAGATGAAAGTATTATCTAGATATGCAAGAAAAAGATACAATGCAGCAAAAAAAGAATATCCTAAGGTATTGGATAAAATAAACCAAAAATATAATAACCAGATAAGCAAGTTAAAAATATTATCTAGATATGCAAGAAGCAGATACAGTGCAGCAAAAGAAGAATACCCTAAGGTATTGGATAAAATAAACCAGCAATATAATAAACAGATAAGCAAGTTAAAAATATTATCCAGATATGCAAGAAGCAGATACAATGCAGCAAAAGAAGAATATCCTAAGGTATTGGATAAAATAAACCAAAAATATAATAAACAGATAAATAAAATTCGTATATTATCCAGATATGCAAGAAGCAGATATAATGCAGCAAAAGAAGAATATCCTAAGGTATTGGATAACATAAACCAAAAATATGATAAACAGATAAATAAGTTAGGGATATTATCTAGACATGTGAGAAGAAGATACAATATAACAAAAGAATCATATCCTAAGGTATTGGATAACATAAACCAAAAATATAATAACCAGATAAGTAAGATGAAAATATTATCTAGATATGCAAGAAGAAGGTACAATGTAACTAAAGCAAATTTCAAAAAAAATACGTCTTTAGGTAGAAAGTATTTCAAGGTCTATACAAAAGGAATGAGAACGGCTTATAAACAAACTTTCAGATTAGGTAAGGCGATACCATTTAAAACAATATTTAAAAAAGTAGGTGTTGCTGCATTGGCCGTTGTTGCTGCAGTGTCAGCTGCAGTGTCAGGTGCGGTTAGGTTAATCTCAAAGTCGGTCAAGGCCGCAATGTTAGAAGAGAAGCAAACAAAAATAATTAACGTAGCTATCGGTAATGAAAATGAAGCTAAAAATATGTTGTCCTGGTTAAGTAAAGAAGCAAAAAACACAAGACTATCTAAATCAGATTTAATGGGTTCAACTAACCTCTTTACAACAGTTACAACGGATACTGATGAGCTGAAAAGCGCGATAGGGTTAGCAGATAAATTATTTGCGAAGCGACCAGATATAAGTTTTGAAGAATCTTCCAAGTTAATACAAGAAGCATTGATGGGCAATACTGGTAAACTAGCTAATGTATCTGGTATTGATAAAAATATGTTTAAAGGATTGGATAACCTTTCTGTGGCAGATAAAATAGAAAAGCTACAAAAAGCGTTTGAAGACAATGGTTTAAACGATAAATTAGTAGATGCAGCAAATCAATCAATTGAAGGACAGTTTGCTCAATTAGATCAAAACTTAAACATGATGTATGCAGACATTGGTAAAGGACTACTAGTACCATTTCAATCATTATTAAAAATAGTCAATGAGCTGAACAACAGTGAATTTATGAAGAGTTTGATAAGTATGGTATCTTCAGGTTTGAACAAGTTTTTAGTTGTAGTAACTGAATCGCTTAAAGATTTTAGCAATTATTTAAATAATGACAAAGGAAAAAAAATGTTATCTACTACATCTAATGTAGCTAAAGCATTATCTAATAATTTACTTTCGCTTTGGAATAAGACTAAAAAAATGGTAAAGTTTTTAATAAAAATATTTGTAATGTTTGCAGAAGTTTTAACTCCAGTATTTGAAGTACTTAGAGAACAGTTGAATAATGTTTTTGAAACGATTGACTTCGATAAGCTAACAAAAAGCTTCGAACAAATAAAAAATAACATTCAACCTATAATAAACTTCGCGGTTACTTTAATAAAAATTTTAGGTTATGCATTGTCCGCTTTCTTACCTATTGTACTAGATATTTTCTTAAGAGTAGCTAAATTAAATACCCTTATTTTTGGTATACTTGCAAAATGGCTGGATGGAATGACACAAGGAGGAAGCGATGTTATTAAGTGGCTGATAGATGCAGGCGCTTATCTACTGGAAATAGCAGGATATATATATACATTGCCAGCACAAATAGTGGCGTCATTACTTAGTGGGATAGATAACATCATAGAATTCTTTAAAAATTTAAAATCCAATATCGTTAAAATATGGAATGGTATAGTTGAATTTTTAGATAATAGTTTTCAGACATTACTGTCCAACATAGTTGAGAATGTTATTTCAAAAATAATTTCAAAGATTAAGGAGTTTGTCGGTCCTAACGTGGGTTTAAATTTCATTAGTAATTGGATAGATGGCACCGACGGATCTCATGCTGGTGGGTTATCCTATGTTCCGCGGGATGGATACATTGCTCGCTTACACAAAGGGGAGCGCGTATTAACCTCAGAAGAAAACAAGCAGTATAATCAAGGTTCACAGGTACAAGTTGCTAAATTAGCCGATACTATAGTGGTTCGTGAGCAAGCAGACATTGACCGCATTACATCCTTGCTCGTTGAAAAAATGAAACAAGCAAGTATGTCCTATGCTTAGGGGGTGAATAGGATGCAAATATGGTTAAAACAAGGTGACGATAATACAGCGATTCAATTGCCAGTTAATCCAGCAAGTATTCAAATTAAATCTTCACACACGTTTAATGATGTAATGCTTTCACAATTTGGTGAATTTACGGTGATTGGAGATAAACAACTAAAGGAATATAGTTTTTCTTCATTATTCCCCCGCGACTATAACGAAACTTTTTGCGAATATGTTCTGCTGAAAAATCCTTGGGACATTGTTGCAACAATTGAATCTTGGCAGCATGCTAAAGAACCTATCACCTTTATTGTTAGTAAAGAAGGTGCAGCAGCAGCGGAGCAAATAAATGTGGATGCGACTATACGAGATTTTTCATATGAAGAGAGAGCTGGCAGTCCAGGTGATGTGTATTTCAGCATGACATTAAAAGAGTACAAGACATTACAATTTGAAGCAGTAGTTAAAAATGAGCAAGGGGATGTAGAATTAGAGGAAAAACGGCCTACAACGAAAAAAGTTCCATCTCTTTACGTCGTAAAAAGAGGCGATTCATTATGGCTTATCTCCCAAAGAACGTATGGAGATGGCCGTCAATGGAGAAAAATCTACAATGAGAATAAAGAGACAGTAGGACCAGACCCTAATCTTATTTATCCAGGACAAAAGTTGGTGATCCCGTTATGAAACTAGAATTGTTTATGGGAACATTAAATATTACACCACTTGCGCAATCCATTACTTGGTCTGGAGATGTGACGCAACTATTCCGCAAACTAGAAGTATCCTTATTAAATACAAAAGATGGTCAGAATCAGTGGAAAACCTTTGAAAAAGGTAGTGAGTTAACTTTAAATTTTACTCAGGATGAACAAACATCAGTGCTATTTAAAGGATATATATTTGCTGATTCTATTGATGTACAAGGTAGTATGACCATTACCGCATATGACTCCAATATTTATTTAACAAAGTATCAGGATACGAAAAAATTTCAGGAAAAAAAAGCATCCGATATCATACGAGAGCTATGTCGTGAAATTGATGTCATATCCGTGGGGCAAATCGAAGATACAGGCTATATTATTCCCAAATTAATACTACGTAATAAAACGTTATGGGCTATGATGAAAGAGGCTCTAGAAGAAACAAAAAACCATACGGGTAGAGAGTTTGTTGTTAGCTCGCAAGATGGGAAGTTTTTTTTGAAAGAACATGAACGAAACAGAGTGCAATGGGCCTTGGAGAGCGGAGTAAATATCATTAGTGCATCACATGCTCAATCTATTGAAGATTTACGTAATGTCGTCAAGGTTGTAAGTGGGGATGAAAATAAAGATCCTATTGAAGTAACTAAAGAAGATCAGAGCCTTATCTCAAAATATAACAAAATGCAGCATTTCGAATCTGCTGGTAATGATCAGAGCAGATCTAAAATGCAGCAACTTGCTACTCAGTTATTAAGCAACTTGGGAAAAATAAAACATGATACTTCTGTTGAAGCACTAGGAAACATAGAAGTAATCGCTGGAACTACAGTACAGGTAACAGAGAACATGACAGATATGCAAGGAAATTACTATGTGACAACAGATTCTCATACATTTGCAGATGGGTTTCACAATATGTCATTGACGATAACGCAAAGAGTAGGTTCGTAAACGTTTCACTTGTAAATAGAAGGGAGGAGGACGATGCAGAAATTAGAGGGGAATGCCTATAGTCAGTTGGTTCAAATGATGAAGTGGCTGGGTTATAACAAAGATGTGGATATTGAGCTTGCAACAGTAACTTCTATTGATCCTCTAAGGATTAAAGTGGATAACATGGATGTTGAACTAGAAGGAAGTGATTTGATTGTTTCGGAACAGTTGTTAGATCATACCAGGAAGATAAAGATAGACAGTCAGACTATGGGGACGATTGATGCAACACAAGATGGTGTAACAAACCATAATATCAGTACACCAATCTTGCCAATCCCAGCACCATTACCAGTAGATCCAGCTACAAGTGGTGTTGTTAGGATAACATCTGATCAATTACACTTCACTAAAATTAAATTAGAAAATACTATGTTAACAGGCGATCAAATAGAATTGACCGTCTATTCACCGTTAGAAGTGGGTGACCGTCTCATCGTTGCTTCTATAAATAATAATCAACATTATATCGTGATAGATAAGGCGGTGATATTGTGAATATTCAATCCATTCAGCATCGTGTAGTAGCTAAAACTGACATAGAAACGAATGAGGCAAGCAGCAATGATACGAAGAAAATGTACAAGAGCTTACATTTTGACTTTGACTCAGGAGAGTTACAAGAAGATCCTATAGAAGGATTAGAAGCAGTGAAACAAATGATACGAAAAACATTAGTAACAGACCGTTATCGTTTTATTATCTACGATGATCAGTATGGTAGTGAACTGCAATCCTTAATAGGTACGGCTAACTTTAATGAAGTGATGGAAGCGGAAGTACCTCGCTTTGTGAAAGAAGCATTATTGATGCATGAACATATAAACGATATATATAACTTTAACATTTCTCGTGATGGGGACGCGGTTTATGTTGCTTTTCATGCAGATTCCACATATGGCACATTAAATGAGGAGGTGACGCTGTATGGCATTTGAAGGAAAAACAAAAGACCAAATATTACAAAGTATGATAGATGAGTCATCATCGGAAATAAATACAGAACAAGGATCTGTCACGTATGATTTATTATCACCCGCGGCATTAGAACTCGCGCAATCCTATGTGCAGATGGAGCGTGCGCTTGAATTAGGTTTTGCAGAAACGACATACGGACAATATTTAACTTGGCGCTGTAATGAGATGGGTGTATTCCGTAAAAAAGCTACGGCAGCAAAAGGATTAGTTACATTCATCGTACAACAAGAAAATTCTATTAAAGATGGGGTTATTCCAGAATATACCCAAGTAGCTACAGAGAATGGTCTTTACTACACCGTTAAATACGAGTCCAACAATGGCAGACAAGGTAAATTAGTTCCTGTATATGATAATAAAAATAATATTAAATATTACGAAACAGAACTTCTGGTTATTGCAGATGAAGACAGTTACGGTAGTCAAGGGAATGTGGAACCAGGAGAGATTGTTCGAGTCGTAGATGACTTATCTGGAGTATCCAAAATTGAAAACACAGCAGCCCTTACAGGTGGAGTAGATGAGGAAAGCGACGAGGAATTACTGGAGAGATACTTAGAAACCGTTCGTAATCCAGCGACAAGCGGAAATAAACATCACTATAAAAAATGGGCAAGAGAAGTAGAAGGCGTTGCAGATGCACAGGTATATCCGTTAGTCGGATTAGATGTCAATGGAGAAATTGATTACGATAAAGTAAAAGAAGGAAATGTCACCGTTGTCGTAGTGGAAAATGACATGTTCTCCTATGATCCGGAAAATGATATATGCAACCATGTTCAAAATGTCGATGTAGAGCAGATGGAACAAGATATGAAAGAAAACAAAATACCCATTGGGGCGAAACTACATGTGGCACATGCTAAACATAAACTTATTGACATTGATATCGACGAGTTAATCATCGAGGATGACAGCATCAAAACCAAAGAAGATTATGAAGCAGAAATCAGGGAACTCATTGATGTTTACTTAAGTAATCTTCCGTTTACCGTACCTACATTCGTTCGTTACTCTCACATTGCAAACTTCATTGGTGACATGTCGGATGTACATGACTATTTGGAGCTCGTTGTGAAGATGGTGAACTGTCCAAAAACGAACAGCAATAGACAGTCTTTCGATAATCAAAGTGAAGATCATCATGAAGGACATCAGCATTCTCTTTCTGCTAGATCTTTTGGTGTAGTAGAATGCACGCACGGCAACATTACGGTGGACAAAGGCCACGTCGTTACGATGGGTAAAGTGAACATTAACAAAATAACAAAAAGACAAGACGAAGGGAAGTCAGGTGAGGGGCAATGACCAATCTGTTAGATCAAAAGATGATTGCTTCTCGCATGCTCGATTACCTGCCAAGATACTACCATCGATCGAAAAAAATAAGTAACTTGCTAGAAGTAGAATCGAAAGAAGTAAAGGCAGTAAACGAGGCCATTGCATTGTTGCTAGATCAGTTTTTTGTAGATAAAGCGACATATGGTCTGTCTTACTGGGAAACGTTTTTAAAGTTACCCGTTGACAAAGAAAAACCATTAGAATACAGAAGAAACTTAATTAAGAGTAAATTACAAGGCATTGGCGTTGTTAATAAAGCGTATTTGATGCAAGTGGCGAGAGCGATATTCGAGGTGGAGAGTAATGGTAGTGATCCTGTTGAAATAACAGAATTATATGATAAATATACGATTCAGATCACCATACTCTTTCAAAAAGGGAAACCAGCAAAAATTAATCTGCTAGATTACGCGCTTCAAGAATTAATCCCTGCGCATCTAAAGATTGAATATGTGTATCAATATACAACGTGGGAAGAAGTAGATAATTGTTACTTTGTTTACGGGCATCCTGACGGAGAGACGGATAGCAATGTAGATCCTAAATGTTTATCTCATATTACATGGGAGCAATTCCAATTGATCTTTAATTGTGAAGTCCCCAAAATAACATCAACATAGTGGAGGTAATCGGAATGAGTAATAACGTTATACTGAATATTCCAGCAGACGAAAGTCGTTTGCGTATGAAAGAAATAAAAACGCGCTTTACACAGCGTGGTAATGAGCGTGCCCGCAAAATTAAACCAGATCAACTATATGATATGTTGCAAGACATACAAGAAACACAATTGTATATCCTGGAGCAACTAAAGAAAAACCAGAGATAAAAATATAAAGAGAGAGAAGGTAAAAAAAGAGTTGGAGTGAGAAAGCACCTGCTTTCTAGTCCACAGGGGAGGTTATGCTAATGAATACCGACATTAATTTCATTGACTACTTTTCATTGTATGGACCGTTCGCGGTCCTTTTTGTCTCCCTTTTTTATTGGACATTGAAAACCTATACCCACCGTGAAGAATTATATCGGAAAGAAATTATAGCACTGCGCAAAGAGTGTGAAGAGCAAGATAAAAGACATCATGAAATGTTGTCTACATTCTTTGATAAATACAATATTCTCATAGATAAATTAGATAATATAGAAGCGAAACTGGATGAAAGAAGAGGAGGAAGCAAGCGATGAGCAATCGTCATACCACACTTCGTTTAGCTATCGACGCAGGACATGGACCCCATACACCGGGAAAAAGATCTCCAGATGGAACATTGCGAGAGTTTCAATTCAATAGTGCAGTTGCTGACGACATGAAACAACTTCTACTAGATCACTATGATGGAGTAGAGATTTTATTCACACATGATCCAAATTGGGACGTACCGTTACAAGCTCGAACAGACCAAGCGAATGCTTGGCAAGCGGATGTGTTTTTATCCGTTCATGCTAACGCCTTTGGATATGATTGGAATGAAGTCTCAGGCATTGAAACTTATGTGTTTTCTCAACAAAACGTAAAATCGGTTGCACTAGCAAATAGTGTGCAAGAAACCTTGATTCAGCAAACAGGTCGTAAAAATCGTGGTGTAAAAGCAGCTAACTTTCATGTACTGCGTGAAACAGTCATGCCAGCTATACTTGTTGAATGTGAATTTATGACCAACATCGAAGCACTAGATTTACTAGAATCCGATGGCTACCGCCGTCAGTGTGCAGAGGCAATAGTACAAGCCATAGCAAAAACGTATAATTTAACGGAAAAACAAGCGCCACCTGACATACCTAACGGTTGGTTTAAAGATGTATCTGCCGATCGCTGGAGTTATAATGCGATAAGAAATTTACACGCACGTAATCTCATTTCAGGATTTCCAGATGGTACTTTTCGTCCTGAACAGATGCTAACTCGAGAAGAAGCTGCGACTTTAATATGGAAAGTCATCAATTATAGAAATGGAGGGGATGGACATGCAATTTGAAGCGTATGATATTGCTCTTTTACCTGTCATTATCGGTCTAGTGAGTATTGCAAAAACATTAGGTATTCCACAAAAATATGCCTCTCTTGTCGCAATAGGACTAGGCATACCTTGCGGAATGTTCTATATCGCACCGAATCATGTAGGCGAAGGTGTTCTAGTGGGTGTTACATTGGGACTAGCAGCAAGTGGTTTGTACAGCACGACGAAGAACATCGTGCAACAGAAATAAAGATCTCACCATGCCTCTTGTGCGTAACAGCTAACTTATCGTTTTCTTACCAGTTTGCTCCTTACTTCATAGCACGGATGAGATCATGGAAGCGAAACGTTGAAGGGAGAGCGTTATCTCACTTTCGATGGACTCATCCCTTTAAACTTTTTGTATTGTCGACTGAAAAAATACACATCTTTGTATCCAAGTGCTTCTGCCACTTCGGATACATTCATACCAGCATAATATAGCAAGTGCTCTGCCCGATCAATTCTTGCTTCAATCACATATTGTTGCAACGGTTTACCTACAATCTCTTTAAATTTAATCGAAAAATAACGTGGGGATAAATTCGCTCGTTTTGCTAAGTCATCTAGGGTATGCCATGCTGCAGGATGTTGAATTACATAGTTGGCTATTTCTTGAATGACTTCATGCAATTGATTGCTTTGTCCCTTTTGTTTTGTATCTTTCTTTTGATCTGCGCGCAGCAAATGAATCATCAGTTGTTTGATAATAAGCTGCGCTTCTTGTTCTGCGCCAAATTCGTTATTCAACCTTACGCGCACGTAACGAGTCAACAACGTTTCCACATCTTTCGTATCGGTTAAAATACGATGCTTCATCGGAATGTGTGCAGGCTTTTCTGCCATCCTAAAATGAATATAAGTCAGTGTTAGTGGAAACTGTGCATCATGGATTGCACTCGTAAAATCACCAGGACGAAATAAAAAGCAACTTCCTTTTTGCAAAGGGTACGACATATTGTTTAGCATTAATTCACCAATGCCTTCCCATACATAAAATAAATCGAAGTTGGGAATAGGTTTATCTCGCTTCGCCCACTTCCAAGAAGGTTCGCATCGAATTTTTGCAAAAGCATTGGTTAACTGAAAATGTGTAACAGGAGCGTCTAGCATGATGAAGCCTCCAAATGTAGATTATTCATGTGATATAAGCTAAATTGTGTAACTCAATCCGTAGTACGATCATGGTGTTTATTTTAATGAAAACATCATTTTATACTATAGGTTAATTGTATTGTAGAAGAAAAAGAGGGCAAGTTGCAACTCTCTCTTTTTTTAAAGATCATATTATTCGTTCAAGTCACGTCATATACAAGCAGCGCTGTACTTTTTAAAGCTATTTTATAAAAGTAAACAATGTATATTACAAAAACTTGAACTTTATATATATATTCTTAAAAAAAGTAGGAGGAAAGAAAAGATGAGCTTGAATTCAAAAGAAAGAACCTATTCTAAAAATCTAGAGTTAATTATTCCACAAGCGAATGACGTTGTGGAACGTCAAGATTTTGTAACCAACTGGGAAAAGATCGATACACACCTCTTAACACATGCCGACCATTTCATATTGGGAAATAACGATTGGACAGGCTTAATATATGAACAAAAACAAAACAACACTGGTTCCATTTCCTATGTGCAAGATAAAGGGGTTGTTGTCAAAGGAAGTGTATGGTTAACGCTTCGCATGCGTTTGCCCATTGATGAAGAAAGCACGTACTTCGCCAAAGTAAAAGTGAAGAAGGATCAAACACCGACGACAGATAATGCGTTATTTTACGCTGGAGCGAAATCATTAAACAATAACTTTGAAAATATAAGTTCAGACGGACAGACACAGTATAATTATTTTCTAGCTAGTATGGAGAAATTAGAACAAGATCAAGCGTATACTTTCGAAGGTGAAATATCGGGATATAATCCTAAAAAAAGTGATGAAAATGACAATGGTTCAAGAAATAAATTTGATCCTGGAGCAAATTATTTTGATATGGTCATCATTTGTAACTATAATACGCAAGCAGATACTTCAGAACATGCTACGATCATCCAATCGTTAGAAGTGTACAAAGCACCTAAGAAAATGATCGTAACAGGAGAAACGAAAATAGAAGGATCGGAAAACTCTAAATTAGTGATAGCAAAAGATAAACTCACTTACAACGGAGCAAAGGTTTTAACAGCAGATGATTATATTACACCAGACGCTAAAAACATTAGCATTGAAGATACCAATAATAACTTTAATGCAGATAATGTAGAAGGTGCGCTTTCAGAACTTTTTCAAGATGTCAGTGATGGAAAAAGCAAAATCGCTACCGCTATTACTGACGTAGATGGATCGAAAGATTCTAAAGGTAGTGATACATTTGATGAACTCGCTCAAGATATTAAGAATATTAAGATAAACAAAAGCTTCACTGGACACGAACTTCCAGCAAACTCTTATCACCCAACCCATCGGTATTGGAATATTGGGGGTCACGGTACATCTTCAAACTGTATCACAGTGGATAACGCAGGGAACGTGTATACCGGAAGTAGTTCAGGGGAAGTAAGGAAGTTTAATTCATCGGGAAATGTCGTTTGGAGTTATCAATCAGGATACATCATTACGGATATTGTTGAGCTCTTAGGGAATGTGTACTGTTCCATGTACCATTTTTTCAATGGATATGTCGGTATTCATAAATTAAACAAAAACGGAATTAAAGTATGGGACTATCAAGGGCATGGTGCTGTTGTTTATGGATTAGCTATATCACCTACAGGATATTTATACAGTGGGGGAGAAGAGAACAAAATTCACCGAATAAACACCAATAATGGAGTTAAGTTATGGGAATATACTGGACATAGTGATGATATATCTGCTATAGCGGTTGAAGGAGACAACTATATTTACAGTGCGAGTTGGGATAACACATTGCATAAAATAAGAGTATCAGATAGAAAACGGATGTGGAATTTCACGCAACATACAGATGACGTAAATACCATCACTATAGACAAAGATGGTTATATTTATAGCGGAGGCTCTGACAATAAAGTATATAAAATTAACCCCTCAAACGGTGCAAAGTTGAAAACGTATACGTTTGCTGGTGCAGGTGTAATCTACGACATTGCGGTTGATCAGTCTGGTTATTTGTATACTTGCGGTGAGGATCATATATTGAGAAAGACAAGAATATCTGATGGGGCTCTGATGTGGAAGTACGAAGGTCACAGTAAAAAAATAAATCAAATTGCTGTAGATACTTCCGAATATGTATACAGTATAAGTGAAGACCAGCGTATGCATAAAATTTCAGGAAAATACAGATTAGAACTTTGAGGAGGATAAAAGATGATTTTTATTGGATTAGGAGATGCAATTAATGCGAAGAAAGTAAATGTGGAATTGGTTCATTATCAGCCATATGATAAAGAGCACGGTTTATCAAATGAGCAATTGTCAGCAGGAGTAATGGTGAATGCTGTACCAGAATCAGATCATGAAGAAATTGAAAAAGGAAATCATGCAAAAATGTATTACAATCCACAAGCAAAACAGTTATTTTATGAATATGTTCCAGTAAAGCATCAACAGAAGGCGTAGTATTCTAATCACTGCATATTACTAGTCCTTCCATCCGCTTCAAAAACGATTAACCAACAATAAAAAGGATGATGAGGGTACTATCGAATACGAGAGTGCTTTTTTTGTGCTGAGTTCTATTGAGATAAAAAGTTACTAGTTAACTAGACAACAGGATCGTTGATAACGATCCTGATCGTCTTTCTTTTTATTGTTATGACAATAACAAAACATAAAACAAAAAAATTAAATAATTGTTTTGTTTTCTCTTGGTTAAATGTGTGAATAAAAGTGCAGCACCATCGTCATGACAATTCGTGCTGATTTGCATGCAAACAGCACTTTATATAGATGCAAACAATTCAACATAATAGGAGGAAGAAGTAGCTATGCCAACAACTACACAATTAGGAATCATAAAACCGAGCCCTAACGACAAAGTCAAATTAGAGGACTTTAATAAAAATTGGGATAAGATCGACAGTTTAGTAGGAAGCAATAATTTAATATTAGGTAATCATGATTGGTCCAATCTCATTTATGAAAAATCAGCCCAATCACAGGTTGAACATAATGTAGCATTATCTGGTATGGTCGTTAAAGGAAAAAGCACAATTAAAATTAGAATGCGAATGCCTGTAGATGAGCATAGTTTGTACTATGCCAAAGTAAAAGTGAAGACGGATACACCCAATAACGGTAGTTTTTATTTAGGAGCCATTCCGCTAGATCACAATTTTGAAGAAATAAAATTAAAAAATAATAACGGGGAAGACACTGCAGCAGCGGGATATCGTTATTTTTTAGGTAAGCAAACATTAGCTACAACGATGAATACGTATGAAGGGTCCATATCTGGTTATTTTCCTATCAGTGAAAATGCAAATGCAAATGATACTAACAAATTCCCTGAAGGGACTAGCTACTTCGATATTATTTTGCTTTGCAATCAGGAGAGTAATGTGGCAAATGCAAAAACGATCATGCAGTCTATCGAAGTATACAAAGTAGTCGAACCTTTTACAAAGGATTCCATTGCTTTGGGTAATCAGGATTGGTCACATTTAGTTTACAGTGATAGAAATAAACTAACATACATGAATACAGTAGAACAAAATAACGTTCAAGGTATGGTCGTAACGGGTAAAAACGCACATATTAAAGTGAGAGTCAGAATCCCTGTTGATAAAGACGCAATGTACTATGCAAAAGTAAAAGTGAAAAGCAATAATCATAATGGGTCCTTTTATGCAGGTGCGATTGCACTGAATGAACAATATAAACTAATGAATGAAGGAACTAAATATTTTATTTGTGCAAATGAAAGTCTTAGTGGTAATTCATCTATTTTTCAAGGTTATATTTCCGGGTATGTCCAAAATGGAGACGATGCTTTAGAAAAAAGATATAAATTTCCTAATCAGACAAACTACTTTGATTTATATTTGTTTTGTAATGTTAACAGTACGAATGAAGATCCTAAAACCATTATTGAGTCGTTAGAAGTATATAAAGTGACACAGCCGGTAGAAAAAGACAGTTTGACCTTAGGAAATCAAGATTGGTCGCAGTATGTGTACACTGATAGAAGTAACTTGAGTTACAACAAAACTGCAGAGGGCATGATTGTACAGGGTAATACTTGGATGAAAGTTGCACTTAGAATGCCAGTAGATAGAGACAGTGAGTACTATGCCAGAGTGAAAGTAAAACAAATTTCTAAGGTGAATGGATCTAATCCTAAGTTCTATCTTGGAGCCATTCCACTCAATCATAAATATCAAGAAATAAGAATACCAGATGCAAACAACCAAAACCCATCAGCACAAAGAGCATATCGTTACTTTGTTACTGGAGGAAAACAACTAGATCCATCAAAAAATGCTGAAATATATGAGGGCGTCATTTCCGGTTATTCACCAATTAAGATCAGCAGTAATAGCAATGAAAATATCAATAATCATTTTAAATTTCCATATGGCACTAGTTATTTTGATCTCGTCTTGATTTGTAATGGTCAAGGTGCAGCATTAGACAAAACGCTAATTCAATCCATCGAAGTTTTTAAAGCACCTAAACGCTTAGTCGTTACAGGTAAGGCTGAGGTGAAGAGTGATAGCATTAATTTGGATAATTTGCAGCATATTGTGGCTAAAAAAGCTAATGACAATACACTGCATCATATTTCATGGGGCGATTTGAAAAAAGGCATTGTTAAAAGTATTCAAAGTGGAACGATTACAGTAAATAATAATAACGAACAAATAGGTTATTATGACTTAGATATTACACAAGTAGAAAATACAGCAAATTGTATTGTTACTGTCGATATTAAAAAAGTATTAACACAAAAGAGTTCAGAAAGTGTTGGATTTTGGTTGAGTAAGGCTCAAGTATATTTCGTTGGATTTAAAAGTAACAATAAAATGACATTCCGAGTGGAAAGACCAGAAAGCTATCAAGTACAAATTAGTTATAAAGTTATCGAACTTGCTTACTCCTAA